GGAGATATTTCAATTGGTTTACCACCAAACTGCATACTCCTCATAGATGGTAATACTTTTTTATCATATACAAACTTATATTTTTGTTCTATCTCTTCTTTTAGATGCGGATATTTTTTTTGATGCATCTTTTTATTTCGTGTAACTAATTCCTCCCACGTTTCTCTTCTATTTAGTTCCGGAATATACTTAGCGTACTTCATGTAGACAGTAATATCCGACAGAATCTTATTTGATACTTCCATATTTTTCTTTTTTATTAATTATTTTTATTTATTATTTGTTCTCTTCTTTGGAGAGCTCTAGCCACTCTTTCTCTATTTCTAGTAGTTTTTTCTTCTTCAAACCCTAAAAATGTTTGTGTAGTTTCCGTATCTATTTCTAATGTTCCATTATCAAATTTACAATTTTCAAAAATAATACCATCTCTACCTAATCTAGATTTTACAATAGCAATGGTCGCTAGTCCCATTTCTTTTTGTTGGAGGGTTTTTGCTACTGATATTATAACATGCCCTACTTGTGCTTTTTTGATGGAGCCACCCATTTGGTCTGTGGTTACCACATCAGAAGATATAGAACTTCTGTTACCTTGTGTTGCCGTCCACCCGGCTATATCTAATTCGTGACACATACCTTCAAATTTTCTCATAACAGAACCTTCACCCTTCCACTCATCATTAAATGACCTATCGGGTAATATACAATCAATATAATCTATTAATACTATATCTATTTTTGTACCTTCTGAAATAATTTTTCTTACTTGATTTTTAATTTGTAGTATTGTCATTTCATCCGATGGTAGTTTTTTTAATATTAGTCTACCACCAGTTTTTTTCATCTCATCTGCTTTATCTAACACGGTTTCTTTGTGTTTAGCTAATTCGTCGTTTGGTATTCCTGTCCAACAGGTAAAATGTTTTCTTTGTATAATTTTAGGGTTATCTTCAAAAAATATTTGTAAGACATTATATCCCATATTAAAGGCTGTATTAGCAAATCTAGTTAACATAGTTGTTTTTCCAACACCTGTTGGTGCTAGTACAACACCTATTTCTCCTTTTGCTAGCCCACCATTTAATATATTATCCAAACCGTCTACACCTGTAGGTATTGGGTGTCTATAGTCGTCTTCTAACAATTTTTCTAGTTCTGTGAATATTTCAAAACTACCTAAGTCCCCATCACCAATTTTAATAGCATCTCTTATTAATTCTTCACATTTATCATAATTTTCAAAGTCTCCTTTTTCCATTATATTTTCAACTTTTGTTATAGCTTTTTTCAATTCTTGTTGTTTACAAAAGTTTAAAGATTTTTCTTTGATAAAAAGATGGTCTTCAAAAGAAGCTTCTTTTATTTCTTTTAACATATCAAAAATATACTTTTGTGCCATTTCAGAAGAAATTTCTATACGAGTTAACTGGTCTAAAGCGTCAAATGAAGGTGCTGTTTGGTATTTTTCGTAATATTCCTTTATTAACTGCATTATTAATTTAAAGTATTGATTGTCAAAATATTTTGACTGGATAGCATCTATAATTGTATTAAAGAATGGGTTATCTGTTACTATTAAATTAATTAGTTTTAGTTGGAAGGAATGCCCTAAATATCCAAAATTTTTTCTCTCACTCATTTATAATTTCTTTTTTAATAAATACCTTATTCGCTTACAAGTAAGCTATAATCTTGGTAGTTAGTTGTAACTTTTCTTGTTGATAGTGTGTATGTTAGTTCCCTTAAAATTTGAGATATTTGTGGTCTAATATCTACCGTATATCTAACTTTTGGGGGATAGAGGTCGGCACGGAAGCTTCTGTGGTATACAGAGTGTTTTCCTTTTTTAATTGTTATCGTAAAATACTCTTCTTTTTGTTCTATTTCCGCCGCACTCTCTTTATAATTACTTTCTAATAAAAATAAAGTTTTTAATTTTAATTCATGAATTATATCATCCACAATTGATGTTACACTATTATGCAAGTCTAGTGAGTTGGTTGCTTTGTTATTAAAATTTCTTACACTGAAGAATCTTTGGCATACTATATTGTCTTCTAGTTTTAATAAAAATTCACACTTTTGTGTATTGTCTGTCCTTGTTTTCATATTAATTATTTTTGTTTTTATAAAAGTCTTTTTCTATTCTACTTAACCTTAAAAATGGTCTTACGAAATCCACCCAAGAATCATCTTTCTTAGGTAAAATATTAAGAATTCCATCTGACATCATCAAGCCTAAAGCGTTTTTCCAATGTCTCCCTTCGGGGTCAATTGCTTCTTTTGCTAGTTCTTTTATACCCTCTACAGCTTCGGGTGTTAAAAACTGTTTTCCCACACCAATTATATTGTAGTTGGTGTTGAGTAAGTTTTTATTATCTATGGTAGGTTTTGTTTGTTGGCTAACCCCATTCAATATATTTTGTTCTTTTTTGGTTTTTTTATCTTTATTATTTAAAGTTTTTATTAGTTCCTCTAAACTAACTTCCTCTTCAAGTAATGGTGGATGTATTTTAACTAGAGATTTTATACCCACCATCTTTATACCATATATATTATCAGATGAATCACCACATATTGTTTTCGCTAATCTTACATTAGTATGGGGTATATAAATACCGTTTAAAGGTACTTTTTCACCCCATTTAAAAAGTTTATTTAGTGAAATAATGTGTATTGATGTTTTTGGTGTAATCAGTTGTAGTAAGTCTCTATCTGAAGTAAGTATTATAATTTCTTCTTCTGGTGATTGGTTACAGTAATATGCTATACAATCATCTGCTTCACAATTATCGAATGCTGCATGTCTTACATAAAGTTCTTCTAAGTATTCTTGTGTTCGAATTTTTTGCCTACTGTAGGAAGCCACCTCATCCGTAGATTTAGTTTTTAATCTTCTATTTAATTTATAGTCTGGGTAAAATTTTAAACGAGGTTTGACATTATCTTTTCCATCCCAAAATACAACTATTTTGGTTATAAAATAACTGTCTATATGTTTTCTAAGGGTGTTTAAAAAATGATATAACCCACCGATGTGGTCATCACCATTATATAAATTTTTAATACCATGAAAGCCTGTGTTTAGTAAGGAGTTTCCATCCACTAATAAAGTACGGGTCACATTTTTAATTTAAAGGGTTAAACAATTTTTACTTTACTACTTCTAACAATTCTATTTCAAAATTTAAATCTTCACCAGCTAAAGGATGGTTTAAATCTAAATTAACACTTTCTTCCTCAATTTTAGTAATTTGGCCTTGTACCGGTCTTCCTTGGTTATCTTGTCCTTGTACAAATCCATTCATCTCAAATTTCATTTCTGGTGGAAATTCATTCTTTTTAACAGTAATTACTGCTTCGGTTATATACTCACCGTAAGCTTCTTTTGCTGGAATATTAGTTGTGATTTTTTCACCCACATCTAAATCTTTAACTGCGTCATTAAATCCTTTTAATAGTTGACCGTCATCTATTGAAAATTCTAGTCCGTCTCCTCGGTCTCTTGAGTTATCAAATTGTGAACCGTCTTTTAGTGTACCTATATAATGTACTTTTACTTTATCTCCTTTTTTTAATTTAGTCATTTTCTTTTTCTATTTTTAAATCGAAATCACCACCTACACCTAATTGTTCAGACCAGAAAGTAGCGTTTTCTTGTTTATATTTTTCTATTGATTTTTTTTCTTCACTCGCTTCTCTACCAGCAATAAATCCATGAGGGGTTATTAATATTTTACCATCCTCATAACCTAAACCATTAACATGATTCTTCATAATGGTTATTTTTGTTCTAGTAGCGAATTTTACTTTTCTTTTTTCTTTAACTGCGGTAATATTTGTTGTTCCACCATTTTTTTGATTACCGAATCTAAATACTAATGTAGAGTTTAACCATAAAGATTCACCACCTTTTGCTTTGATTTTAGGTTGACCGAATGGATTGTCTGGTAATTCTACCCAAGGTTGATTCACCACAACTAATGTATTGGTGTATTTAGAATCTTGTCTTCTTGATTTACCTATTCTTTGGTTTAGTCCCATTCCTATTTTATCAGCTAGTGTGGCTGCGTTATGCATTTTACCACCCTTACCTTCAAAAGTCATTTTACATGGTACTGAACCAACTGAATCCCATAAAAATAATAAATCATACTCTAATTCACCTTTATCTTGTGCATCTAGTAATGTATTTATATAATCAGTAATTTCTTCAATATACTGAAAATCGTTATTAAATAGGAAAAATCCATCCCAATCTATTTCACCTGTAGTTTTATCCACAACTTCTTCACAATCAAACCCTAAAAGTTTAGCGTGTTCAAAACCCCATTTTTGTTCTGTAATAATTAAAACAGGAAGAATTCCCTTTTTTTGTGCATCTACAGCAGCTTTTATTAAAGCTGTTGTCTTACCAGTATCTGAATGCCCTAAAAACATTTGTAGATGTCCCATGGCTGGTCCTGGTAAACCTGTAGCATCAAGGAAAGCTTTCCCTAAATCAAAAAATCTTTCTGGTTTAAAGTTAGCTTTCTTTGAGAACTTGTTTTTTAAGTCGGAAAATGTTCTTTTTTTCAATGCCATATCTCCTAATTAAAATGGTAAATCTTCGTCTTGTGGGTCGTTTGCTTGTGGGTCACCACTTAAAGTTGTTGTTTGAGTAGTGTTTTGTACCGAGTTTGGGTCATCATAAACGTATTTTTTTAATTCTGAATCCCATACCGGGTCTAATCCTTTTGAAATTGCCTCTAGGTATTCAACTGGTTTTTGTGAATAAACATCTTTCCATGTTCTTTCATCTCCTGTCCATTCTTTTACTTTGTCAGCATCTTCTGATAATTTTCCAGGGTCTTCATACATAACAGAAGATACTGTTGTGTATTCACCTCTACCACCTGGTAATGGTACCGCCTGTAAAATTAAGATAAGGTCTCTTCCTTCATTAATATCTGTTACATCACCTTTATTTCTCCAGATTGGAATAATTTTGTCGATTGGTCCGTCACCTTTCCAATTATGTTTAAATCTCCAAAACTTAACACCGTCTTCTTCATTATCT